AAGCTTCACCTTCAGGCCGATCAGCTGGCCACCGAGGCTGACGGCTCTGTCGTGGTCGTTGCCGGCTACAACCGCACGCCGCTCGTTGAGTGGGCTCGCGCCACCCTGCCGCCGTGGCGGCTGAAGGCCCCCAGGCCGGCCGGCACGGGTGCGCCGATTGGTGGATCTGGCGGAGCGGGTGCTGCCGCGTCCACGCTACCGGCCGGGTTCAGGAACCCATGGGCACGGGAAACCTTCAACCTGACAGAGCAAGGCGCGATCGCCAGGCGCGATCCTGGCCTAGCGCAGCAGCTCAGAGCAGCCGCCGCCACTGCCGCCGTGAATAAAGGCTGAGGCAAACTAGAGGACGGGGAAGCTGTGCCGACCCGGGGCCTGTGGCCACTCGCCCCCTAATCATGCCTAGCCATGACCGTCCTTTACGGAGCGGATACGCAAGTATTCAATCCATACACGGATTATGTTGTCCGTGATTCTCTGCTGCGCAATACGTTTTTCTTGAGCGGCATTGTGCAGGTCAACCCTGTTATTCAGGCAGTTGTTGACAAGGGTTACACTTTTGAAATCCCGAACTGGGATCCCGACCTTGATGGGGAAATGCAGTATCCCCAAGAAGGTGTGCCGCTGAAAGCCAACAAATACGGCTCCGGCAAGCAAAAAGGCGTTATTCACTATCGCTCCAACGCCTGGGGTGTTTCCGGTATGGCCAAGCTGCCGCTAGGCATCAACAACGATCCCGAGGCGGTGATGTATTCAAAGGTGGGCACTAAGGTCACCAATGCTTACCAGACGGATGCTTTAGCCACCCTGCAAGGCTTGTTTGGTGTCGTTGGCGCCAACAACTCCACCGCCGCTTTTGCTCCGATGTCCATCGACAGTGGCGGTAGTGGTGAAAGCGACTTTGGTCACGAGCAACTGGTTCGTACCCGGCTTTTGGTCGGTGAAGATGCGGCGAACATGACCACTCAGCTCGGCACCGCCATCATTCACCCTGACATCTACGCGTATCTTGAATCGCGTCAGTTGTGCCAGTACGTGGATGCGCGAGACCTGCCAGGCGTCACCGCGTCAACCGTGGCCGCGAGTGCTCTCACTGGCGGGACGGTTGTTCCTGGCGACATCAGCCCGGCGTTTCAGGTCATGCCAAGGATTCCTGTGTTTGCGAATACGGCGCTGATTGTCAGTGAAAACGCCCCACGAGTTGGTTCCCCTGGATCCTATAAATACGGGGTCTACGTCTTCCGTCAAGGCGCCATCGGCCAAGGCTGGCAAGCCCCCCTCGACACTAAGGAGGCTGAAGACACCATGCAAGATGGTGGTTTTGGTCAGAAAATCATCAAGGTGACCTACGGCACCTGTATGCACGTCCTGGGCTCCAGCTGGAAAGGCGGCGAACAGCCGACTACTGCCCAACTGGCCGATACCGCCAACTGGGAGCTCAAGTGGAGCTCTCCCAAGCAATTGCCCGTTGCGCGCTTCACTTGCACCTGCCCCATCTACGTTTGAGCCATGACCATGATGACCAGCTGGGGTGATAGCTACCCCAAAATCCCCGGGACATTCCTGCAGGTTCGGCCCCTCACCGAGGCGACCGACGCAGCTACAACGCTGACCGCAGCGCAGACCATCGGCGGCATCGTCACCATGACGCCAACGGCGGCCCGCACCATCACCCTCCCGACTGCAGCGGCAATCCTTGCCCTGTTGCAGCCAGGGGTGCAGATCGGGACCAGTTTCGAGATTTCCATCCGAAACGGCGCGGCCAGTAGCCACGCGATTACCCTCGCCGGGCCATCCGGTGGCGGGATCACGGTTGACGGCGTAGCCACGGTGGCGCACAACACCTCGGCCACATTCCTGGCGAGGGTGACCGGCGAAACCACGCCGGCCATCACGTTCCACCGGGTCTAATGAACTACACCTGGTGCCGAGGGCATCAGGAGGTCTGGGATGCCATCGCTGCAAAGGCGGCGGCATCCTCGCCGCCTGCTCAGCCGCCTAGGCCACAACCGGAAAAACCTACACGCAAGGTTGTAAATGTCCCGAGTTCCTGAGTACACAAATTTCCGCTACATCTCTGCAGGGTCGGCGGTAACCCTTCCTGCCGGCAAGTTTTTTATCCGGTTGCTGGCACTGGAGGCGACCGTTCTCCATGCCGACACGGTTTGCAGCAGCTGCGCCGATGGCCTTAGCGGCGCCCCGATCCCGGCCGGCACCGAGGTTACCGGCTATTTCTCGACCGTCCGGCTCACTTCCGGCAAGGTCCTGGCCTACCTGAGCTGAATTGGCCAACCTCTCCGCCCAGATTGAGGCGTTCCTCAGAAACGCCCTACGCCAAAAGCGCCTGGAGGATCAATGGGTCCGACAGGCGCTTCGTGATCTGCGGCAGGTGCTGGCGGCCGTGGAGCGGGTCGTGGGTGAGAGCGGCGTGGCAGCTCCACAGCCGGGCCGGAATGAGGCAATCGCCAGGGTGACCGCAGCCATCGCCCGCAGCGTGCGCGACTCGTTCGGGGTGCCCCAGCTGGCGGCCCTCAGTGCCGCCCTGGCGCCATGGCTGGAGAGTCAACTCAAGTTTGCCCGCCAAATGGTGGAGATGGCGGGCGGTGACCTTGCAGCGCCGACCGTGCAGATGACCGCATCGCAGGCGGCCCGGATCGTTCGCGGCGTCCAGGTGGCCGGCACCACGATGGAGAAACAGCTCCTCTCCCGACTGCCGGCGATGGTGGCCGATCGGGTCGAGCGGCTCATCCGGCTGGGGGTTCAGGACGTGGCCGGGGGTGAGGTGTTCGCCACCTACGAAAACGCCGTGGTGCGCACCGTGGGCAACGCGGTGGAGGCGACCATCCGCACCGGTGTTCACGAGGCTGGCGGGATGGCCCAGCAGATGATCTACCAGTACGAAACCGATCCCGCCTGGCTCGGCCCTGATGGGCTGGTGTGGACTGCCATCCTGGATTCCCGGGTCTGCCCCGTGTGCCTGAGCCTCGACGGGACGCGGTACCAGTTGGGCGTGCCAGCCCCTTATTTCGACGGGGAGAACAAGACGAGCCCCCATCCCCAGTGCCGCTGCTACCTGCTGCCCTGGAAGTGGCGCAACGACACGGAACAGGGGCAGCCGCTCAACAGAGAGGCGACCGGGGACAAGGGGGCTCAGGCGCTTTCGTTCCGTGCCGCGGCGTCGCGGTGGGTGCGGGACAACCCCGAGACGGCTCGGAGCATCTTCGGCAAAACGCTGGGGCAGCGGCTGATCGACGGCAAGATCGGCTTCGATCAAGCCGTTAAGCTGTGGTCAGCCAATGGTTAGCCATGACCGTCACTGTTGTCGCCACAGCCGGCGCGGCCAACGCCAACAGCTACCTCAGCGTGGCTGCAGCCGATGACCTGGCAGACGACTACCTCGGCCCACTGAACTGGACGGCAGCAACCACGGACAACAAGGGGCGGGCGTTGATCATGGCAGCCATGTATCTCGATCAGCTGGAGTCGATCGGCAGCCGCGCCACCACCACCCAGGCCCGCGCTTGGCCGCGCATTGGCGCCGCGTGCGGGGAGTGGTCGTTTGCGGCTGACGAAATCCCATCGCCTGTCAAGCGGGCGAGCTTCGACCTGGCAGAGGCCTTGCTGGCCAATCCCGCCCTACTCAGAGGCCAAGGGGCCGGCAATGCAGAGCTGATCCCAGGGATCCCCAACGCCAGCCTGAAGTCGGCGCGGGTGGATGTGATCTCACTGGAGTTCAGGGACGGGGCTGTGCCCAATAACCAGAACGCGCTGAATGTGCTGCCAGGGCTCAGGCAGACCCTGGGATGCCTCTGCCTGAGCAAGCTCCTCGGTGGATCGCGTAGCATCCGGGTAGTTCGATCGTGAATCGTGCCAGCCGTGGCCGAACAGCAGCTCAACCTGTTCGGCCCGGCTGACGAAAAGCCGGCTACCAGGAATCACCTGGCAACGCCTCTCACGCGGGAAGAGTCGCGAAGAATTGGCAAGATGTACGCGGAGAATATCAAGTTGGTTAAGAAGTTTCAGGGCAAGATGCGAGAGAAATACGGCAAGTGTTTGCCATCGGAAGATATAAACAGCGCTGTTGATATTGCATTCATCAAAGCAGCGAGGATATGGAATCCAGAGCGGGGAGCATTCAGCACGATCCTTGGACACTTCGCTGCTGGCGAAGTGCGCCACGCAATCAAGGCGGCCGGAAACTGGGGCGTTGCCGCCACCCAACGCGCACGACTGACGGGGATGCAAGCCCGCCGGATGCTGGAGGCCGGCATGGCCCCGGCCGATGTGTGCCGCGAAATGGCGATCACTGAGGACGACCTGCTGGACGTTCTGCGGGCCACCACCGGCCTGGCGCATGACGTCCAGGGCTTCGAGCTGCACCTGTGCCCCCGGCCAACACCGTGGGAACTGCTGGAGGGCGGCGAGGCAAACTAGGGAAACAACGCATTATGGACCATGGCTACTGGGGTTTACAAAGCAGCGCTTGACATTGGGCTGTTTCTCGGGCTGGGAACCACCGCAAGCAGCATTCCTACTAGCAAGACCGGATTAACCGAGATTCTCAGCCTGTCCGATGCCAGCATATCTACTACATCGGAGCAGCAAAAAGGATCGGATTACAAGACACCTTTTGGGTACAGCCAACAGGTGGTAACCGATAAAACATGGTCCATGCCGGCACAGTTTAACCTTGACGTAACGAGTGAAGGTTACGCATTGCTCAAGCGTGCCGAAAAAGGGGCGCCTAGTGGTATTACCGTGCAAATGTGGCGAGAGCTTCCATTGTTTGGCAGCACCCATAAAAATCCGCAAGTTGAAGCCGCTGTTGCATCTGTCGCAAACTACAACGAAGCACTAGCTCGGGGCGGCATTATGGCGATAACTTTCAACTTCATAAATTACAGCGAGTTGCTGACTTACCAGCAAGGCAATCCCATTGCAACGCTGACCATCACCACTCCTGGCGCGGGCCTGAGCGCTGGCACCGCTGTGCCCCTGGTGCCCGTGACGCCAGGCCCCGGCAACATGTCGGGCTTGGGCGCCACCGCGACGATCACCGTGAATGGCAGCGGCGTGACTCAAACCGCCACGATCGTCGGCGGCGGCCAGAACTTCAGGGTGGGCGACACCTTGACGATCACCGATCCCGCCGTGGTCGGCGCCGGCGACACTGCCCCGCTGTTCACCGTGGCGACGGTGGCCTAAGAGTTGACGGGGAGGGGGGCTGCGGCGCTATGGTGTTCGCAGAGGTTCCCACCTCCTTGGTTTCCAACCGAAACCGCCACATTTCCGGCCCCTCACTCCCCTGCCAGGGAGTGGGGGGCTTGTGGTTTGCGACCACTTGCTTATGATCCTGTTGCAAGACCGATCCTCCTTGGTTCGGTGGATCCAGCCGCTGCCTCAGTTTTCTCAGGACCGGGGGCAGTTGCTGGAATGGATTGGCGGGGGGCTCCGAAAGGGGCCCCTTCGCTTTATGCGGCGCTATCGTGTCCGCATCTGGGGGCACCGGTCTCCATGAAACCCTGCAAGAGCTCGGACCTGTTCCGGGCTTTTGTGGTGTTCGGGCCCATTACGCCTCCCCCTAAAGCCCCCCGGCCTGGCTCAGCCGCTGCCACTGCTCGGCGAAGAACTGGGCGAGCGGGTGCTTGTCGAGCGCTGGCTTGATCCAGTTCCGGCCTGGCAGCGCTCGGCCGCTGGCGGTGATCCGGTCTTCGAGGATGGACCTGGCGTAGTGGAACCCATCCTCGCTGACCGGATCCCAGGTAAACGTGATCGTTGACCCTCGCGGGTTGTCCTGGCGCCGCTGCGAGTTCAGAAAGTCACCGGAGTCGACGATGTTGCGCGGGCTGGAGGCGATGGTGTAGGGCAAGCCGCCTTGTGCCTTCAAGACCTTATTCTTCTGGCGAAACGTCTTGGCTTTGTTGAACTTGCCGTAGCGGTAGGTTATCCCTGGCCATGGATACTGAACCGCCTTGATTTCTTCCTTCAGTTGCGGGCCGATTACATCGCCGTACTTCGCCATGATTATCGGCACACGCAACAGTAGCTTTTTGGATGTAAACCCGGTTAGCTTTAGATCAACAGTAATCCTAGCCATCGACGTACACCGCGAGTCGGATGCGGTCACCGATAACACTCTGCATTATGCCGCCGATCAGCCCTGTGGAGCCGTAGGGGTGGCGCTCCTGCAATACCTCACACCTGGCGGGCGGCTTGCTGCTGAACACCAGCAGCCCCCTCACGCCGGCCTGGATCCTGGCGTCCAGGGCCTGAGGGTTCACCGCGTAGCCGTCATAGGTGAGCCGGTCAGTGTCCACGCCTGGGAACCCAGACCCGTTGCGGCCCCCCTCGCGCAGGAACAACGACACGATGATCTGCTCGGTTTTGGGGACGATGTTCCCGGTTACTGGATCTTCAATGGTGCCGATGTCCACAACATCGAATGTTGCCGTGGCGTTGACCTGGCCTAGAAGTGCGCTGCTCATGGTCTAGTTTGCCGTGGCGGATCGCTATTGCGGGTTGGTTCCATCAGGAGCGGGCCCGTTGATGTCAGCCACTGGACCGCGCCATTGATAGACGCCATGGGGGGCACTGATCCAGCCGTCTCTTAGTGGGATCCACCAGAAACCCCTACCCCAAGCGCGGTAGCGCATTTCACCGTTCCAGCGATCGTCAGTCGCCCAGCATTCGTACCACCCTGGCTGAACCGGGATCAACCGCGCTGACTGAATGCCGTGTTGCGAGGCGCTTGCGTAAGTGGTCACGTTGCGTCTGCTGCGGATGGGCCTGAGGCAACCTAGAGGAAGACAGGGACGGCATGACAGAGAATCTGGGTGATGCGCTGCTGGTCGTCCGCGCCGACACCACACAACTGGACGCGGGCTTCAGGCACGCCGAGGAACGGGCTCGCCAGGCTGGGGCGTCAGCTCAGGAGGCCTTCCAGGCACCGGCGAACAGCATCGCGGCATTGCAGGCAAGGCTTGCCGAACTGCGCCAGGCCTTCAACGTCGCAGAGATCGGGTCGGCTGAGTTCAACAAGCTGCGAAATCAAATCCTGGGGGTTGAGGCAGCGCTGAAAACAGCAGGGGCAGCAGGGAATAGCCTGTCCGTGCTCAACGCCAAGTTGCAGGGACTGCAACAAGCTTTGCAAGCCGTTGATATTGGTAGCCAAGCATTCCGCAATATCGAAGCGGAGATTAAAAATATCCAACGCCAACTAGCGACGGTAGGGGCATCCGCCAACAGCCTTACGGCGCTGAATGCCAGGCTGCAGGAACTGCAGCAGGCCCTGCAGCGGGTTGACGTTGGCTCCCAGGCGTTCCGCGACCTCCAGCGCGAGATCCAGCGCACAGAGCGAACCCTGGCGACCGTCGGCGCGGTCGGCAACAGCATCACAGGGCTGAGCGCCAAGTTGGCCGGCCTGCAGCAGTCATTCCGGTCGGTTGAGATCGGCTCCCAGGAGTTCCGCAAGCTCCAGCGCGAGATCCAGCGCACAGAGCGAGAGCTGGCCCGCGTCGATCAGACCCTGACGGGCCGGCTGGCCAGGGGTGCCCGTGGGTTCGGCGCAGAGGCCCTGCTGGCCCTCGGGGCACGTGGTGCTGCCGCCACTGCGCCGGTGATCGCCGCTGGCATGTTCCTGAAAAGCTCCATCGATCAGGCGGTCGAGCTGGAGACCGTCACCCGCAAACTGACGGTGACCCTTGGCCCGCAGGGTGCCGCGGGTGCAATCAATTTTACCCGGGGGATCTCGCGGGAGCTGGGGCTCTCGTTTGAGACGCTGGTCGGGACTTACAGCAGCTTCACCGCAGCCGCCACGGCGGCGAACATCCCGATCGAGCAGCAACGGCAGCTGTTCACCTCGGTCAGCCGTGCGGCACAGGCCTACGGGCTGAGCAATGACCAGGTGGGCGGGACGTTCCTGGCGCTGCAGCAGGTGGCCAGCAAGGGGACGGTGAGCATGGAGGAGCTTCGCCTGCAGCTTGCTGAACGCCTTCCCGTGGCGCTGTCGGCTACCGCCAAGGGGCTGGGCATCACGCAGCGCGATCTGATCAAGCTGGTTGAATCAGGAAAGCTGACCGCTACTCAGTTCTTCCCGGCTCTGTCCCGGGGCCTGGATGAGCTGACCAAGGGCGCGGCTGGACTGGAGACATCAGCGCAGATATTTCAGCGCTTTAGCAATGCGT